TACAAAGCCACCAAATGTAAATGAGTTTGCTGTCCAACCAGTTCCAGCATAAACACTTCCTGTACCTATTTTATATCCTATGCCATATCCTCTACCACTATTGACTGTGCTACTTTCTGTATTTGTTCCATCTTCTAAATCACAAAACCCAATTATATCTACATCACCAGAAGCTGTTGAACTTGGAACTTGCCATTCAAAATAATATTTTCCAGTTGCTGAAGGTGGAATACCTAATGTGGATTTTACTGTTTTATGTGCAGTTGTTTGACTTGTTGCATTAGATTCCATGTTTCCATTTTTATAGGTTATTAATCTATTAGCTAAAGGATTCATAGTACAAAAATTATTTGTAGGTGAGTCAAGAAATTGGTCATGAGTAGCAAGACCTGATGTGCTCCAGTCATTCCCATTTCCAGATTCATCATCTCCCAAATCTCCACTATCTCTACCATCAACCCAAAATCCATTAGTGGAAAAAGTCAATCCTGACACATCTTTAGGTCGCCATATTCCATCATCTGATAATTCTCCAAAAGAACTTGGTGTTAATGCCTGATTATCTATAAGTACCATTTCAGCCAAATAGCCATTAAAATCCCCAGTTCCTAAAGAATGAGCAAGACAACCTATTGCAGCAGTTGTCGCATCTCCATATCCAGCAAAATCAGTATCAGCACTTGGTTGAGTTCCTGTCATTGCAACTCTTTCTCCATTTACAAAGAAACGTGAATAATCAGAAGAAATATCATTTGTGCAATCAGCTGTCCATACACAATGATACCAAGCTGAATTATCTCTGAACTTCATAGTTGTTGTCATAGTCTTTTCAGTAGTACCATTAGTTAATCTAAAGGTTAATTGTTGAGCAGTATTAAATCTTAAAAGCCATCTTGAACTTGCACCACCTGATATAACAACCATTTCATCATCAACTACCCCAAGTTTCATCCACCAGGAAAAAGTAAATTTCTGTTTACTGGCAGCAGTATCTTGTGTTCTTGACATATAAGCTGAATCACTTGGATTAAATCTAATTGATTGGTCTATAGAATAACCACTACTACCACTTTGAGAAGCTGCACCCATTAATAAATTATTTTGAAATAATGCCATTATGATGTACTCACATTTAAAGTTGCTATTGCATGTACAGCAGTTGATGAATAAACAATGTAATCAAGTCTGTCTGTTATTCCTGCTGTTGTGGTTAAAGTTGGTGCAGTACCTCCTGCAAATTTATAGTTTGCACCAAATGATAAAGTTCTACTTCCAGTTCCGTCTTGAATAAAAAAGAAACTTCCTGTTTGTCCTGGAACACAATTACTTGGATTACCTAATGCACGATTACCACCTAACTGTACTGCAAAATTTTGAGAATTATTAAAGTCAACATTAATAGTTGCACCATCTGTTAAACTTACTATGTCAGCTACTGCTGCACCATCCATTCTTATTCTTTTTCCAAGAGTTGCAGTTGTATTTGCACCCAATGCACTAACATAAACTGATTGAGCAGACACAGTACCTGTAATTGTACCACCTGCTTTAGGTAATTGATTACCTATACTTGTTGCTAATGCTGCTGAAGTTGCTGCAATTCTTGCAAGATTAACTGAAGTTAAAACTGATACTGCTGCAATGTTAGTATTTGAATTTCCTATGGAAGTTGCCATAGTTGATGAAACATTTGCAATACTTGTTGCAAGAGTTGATGAAACATTACCTACAACTGTATTAATTGAAGTAATTGCATCTAAATTAGTTTTAGTTAATACGGAAACTGCACCTATTACAGTATTACTATTGCCAATACTTGTCGCTAAAGCTGCTGAAGTAGTAGCTAATGCAGTGTTTGTGTTACCAATACTTGTTGCAAGTGCAGAAGAGACTGTTGCAAGTTCAGCACTTGTTGCATAATTTCCACCATCACCTATAATTGAGTTAATTGAAGTAATTGCTGCTACATTTGTAGCTATACTTGCCTTATTTACTGACGTTAATACTGAAACTGCACCTATTACTGTATTTGCAGACGTAATTGCTGCTACATTTGTTGCAATATCTACTTTATTTACTGAAGTTAAAGCTGAAACTGCAGCAATAACTGTATTTGCAGACGTTATAGAGTCTAAATTAGTTTTTGTTAGTGCTGAAACTGCAGCTATGTCTGAAGCAGAAGGGATTGCTGACCCTCCTATGTAGATAGCTGTAGCTGCGTACACGTTTGCTGCTGATACATTACCTGTAAAGACTGCTGAAGTACCACTTACTGGTACTGAAAAAGTTATTGCTCCTTGTGGAACAACTAAACCTGTTGAAACTGAAACTGTTCCAAAAGATTGATTAGGATTAACATTTAATGTACCACTAACTGTAATAGTTGTTGCTGATGCACCATTAACAGTTGCTGCAAGACCTGTTCCAGGTTTAATAGCTTGTACTGTACCACCTTCAGCAGAAGGAACATTTGTTAATTGTGAACCATCTCCTGCAAAACCTGATGCTGAAACTACTCCTGTAAATGTACCTGTTGCTGCGTCAATAACTGATGCTGCAATAGATGTAGCTGTAAAGTCTTTTATTTCACCTGAAGCTAAACTAACTGAACCACCTGTAATTGAAACTGAAGGTGATTTTAAAACTGCTGTACTTACTGTAGCTGCTCTTATATCTGCTGCACTTACAATTGAAGAATGAATAGTTTTTGCTACAGTTATTGTTGTAGCTGAAACTGCTGAAGCACCAAAGCTTTGAATATTCGAAATTGTACTTGTTAAGGCAATACCTGTATTACTTGCAACACCATCTGCATTTGATAATGTAATACCATTACCTTCAGAAAAAGTTCTTTTATAAACATTAGTTCCTGATACAACTACATAACCTTGACTACCTGCAATATCTGCAGTTGCATTTAAAGATGAAACAGTTGCAGTTAAGTTTACACCACCTATTGCAAAAGTACCATTAACATTTAATGTAGAGTTTGAAAGTTGTAAAGGTGAATTAGTATTATCACCTGACTGAATAGTCTGTAGGGATGAAGTTATTCCTTCATTATCTGAAGCATTAACTTGTAGAAGTCTTTTATATGTATTCGATATTTTTGTTCCAGTTAAATCAGGCATCTGTATTACTCACTATATTCCAAAAGTTTGTTGTTGCTTCCCAATTTGTAGTCTGACGTTCCCAACTGGTAAATGCTTCACTACGTGTAGGTCTTGGGTCTCTAATAGATGGGTCTTCTTTTAAATTAGGTGCTTTATTCTGTGGATGATTTTTTTCATCATAAGCACCATCAAAATCAGTAGGACAAACAATTAAACCATAGCTATTTTTCTGCATAACTCTATGTGGATAAACAAATCCACATGTATCACAAACTGCTAATGTTCTTTTTCCTGTTGCCATCTACCACCTATAATTGTTTTAAAGGTATGGGGTATCCTTGATTATCTAATATAAGTTCACCTTCGACTTGCCCTACCATTCTTTTTTTACCTGTCTCTGTTGAATATAATACAGGTTTTACTTCCTTACCTTTATACATTCTTTTTTTATTTTCAGAAACTAATCCTTTACTTTTTTTATATACCATTCCTAATATATATTTGTATATCTAGGAGTAACATATAATGATGCACGTTCTTTATCTTCAGTCATGGCAAATGAAAGTCTTTCTTCATATTCCTGTTTTAAAAACTTTGCCCTTGCCTCACTTATACCTGGTCTTTTAAGCGACATATAATAAGCTAGACCAACTGTTAATGCAGGTAAAAATCTTCTTGGCATCTCTGCAGTTTGTATTGCTGATTTATCTACATCCTGCATATAGTCAATCTTTTCAATTTTTAATTTATCATTATTATTATCTGATAATGCCCACATATATAACTCGACATTATTTGCTAATCTTTTAATTGCATACTGAGAAGGTCTACCAGTCTGTCCTTTGTTAGGAAGTTTCAACCATTCTTCATAAGATATACGAGTTAAATTTAAATCTGTATTGTCTCTATTAACTACAACTTGCATAACGTCACTTACATGACTACCTAAACTTACTGCAGTTGTACTTGCAGCAACACTAACAATAGTTGTATTAGTTGTCCATAAACAAATACCTCTATTCTGCCAGTCACTTAAAATTAAATTAATAGACCTTCTTGAACTTCTAGGTTCTTCACCAAGAGTTACTTCACCACCAATCATCTCAGTAGCTTCCTGAATGACATCACCTATCTCTAAATTAAAGTCATATGTGCCTGAAGGATTATAAGCCATTTATTTATATCCTTTACCAAATCCTCTTAATGCAGCTCCAGCTCCTTTAGGTGAACCTACTCTACCACCAGTAAATAATTTTTTTGGTTTAGGAATTGTTTTACCTTTTAATAATCTTATTGGTTTTTTTTCTTGCATAGCTTTAACCATACTCTTTGCCTTTGAAGGACTAATTTTTTTTCCTAACATATCAGTTAATTGTTCAGCTATGTCTTCATATTGGTCAGGTAATACATTATTGTTATAAAAAACTTTTTTATCAGCATTAACCACTCTACTATTATTGTAATCTTCTACAGGAGCAATTTCAACCTTACTTTTACCTTTTTCTCTAAACTTTGATTTAACTTTAAATTGTTTACCTGAATTTTGATTTAATGCAAAATAATCATCAACTTTAATATTTTTTAAAGATTTATCAGGTAGAGCATCTTTACCTGTCATTTTTGGCATTGATTTTAATAAGCTTCTAACACCTTTAGTTAATATTGTCATTTATTTACTCCTTTGTTTAATTTTTTCTTGCAGCACCATATCCACGATAGCTACGATTGTTTTTAGAAGTTGGTCTTTTATCAACTTCTTCATAACCTAAATCATCAAGTCTACCACCAACAGATTTTCTTATAACAATATCTTTAGCTTGTTTAGAAGGATAAAGATTATCTGCACTTCTAGCTATATTATCCATAACCATTTTTGCTCTAGTTTTAATTTTATCTAACCTTGATGTAGGTCTGTCACTTTCTTTACTTTTATCAACAATTGAAGGTCCAGATGTTTTTACTACTCCAGGTCTATTACCAGGAACTGGTTTTCTAAATTTTTCTTTTTCAATTTCTGAAATTTTAGATGAAGTTTTTATTGATTTATCTTTTACTGGAAAAGTAGTTTGTCTTACTCTTTTTTTTCTTTCTTCTTGTATTTTTGTTGGTCCTGAAGTTTTAAACTCTCCAATATTTTTTAATAAACTTTTTCTTTGTTGTCTTTTTTCTTCAATTTTATTAGACTTATTTTTTGTTTTTATTTCACCAATATTTCCTTTTACAGGTTCTTTAACTCTCGTTGCTCTTCCTGTTCTTGAAGCAGCAACACTTTTCTCTGTAATACTTGGTACAATAGGTTTGTTACCTTTTGATTTGTCTGAAGATTGTTTTAACCTGCGAGAAGTCATAGGCTCTGTTGCCTGAAATCCAGTTTTTGTTGTGGGAGTTTGTTGTTTACGTTTTTGTTCAATTCTACCACTTTCTTTAGACGACTCTCCTTTACCTTTTTTCATTATTGTAGATGTTTGGTTTTTTACCTTAACATTTTTATCAGACATTATTTTACTTTTAGTTTTTCTTCCTTTGGCTTTTTCTTTTAAATTTAGCATTTTATCTACTACTTTTTCCTTGTTTAAATTTTTTTATACGTTTACGACCAGGTTTCATTATCTGTTGTGGTATTGAACTTCTACTGATTGCCATTAACTACTCCCATCTACGACTGTATCATCTGCTC